ATGAGCGCCGGAACGACTCGGGGCGGCATCGCCGGCACCGACGCCCACGATGAGGCATGGGCGGACGCCTACTTGGACGACGAGTCCGGCTCCCCCGACGCCCTGGAACGGGTGCTGACCGTCACCCGGTTCACGAGCCATGCCGCCTCCACGAAGAAAGAGGTAGCGATAACCCTGCGGGACCTCGCCCCGGCCATCCTGAAGCGGACGGCCCCGAAGAAGGACGCCCTGCCCTGGCTGAAGCTGGCCCGGTTCGGAGATCGGAAGACCGAGAAGGGCAGCCTGCGGCATGACGCCAACGTGCTGGCCGTGGACGGCGTGGAGGCGGATTACGACGGTGGCGAGGTGGGCGTGGAGGAGGCCATTGCCCGGCTGAAGGCCGCCCGGCTGGCCGCCCTGGTCTATACCTCGCCCAGCCACACGCCCGAGGCCCCACGCTGGCGTGTCCTGGCGCCCTTCTCCAAGTCCCTGGCGCCGGAGAAGCGCAGGCACATGGCTGAGCGGCTGAACGGCGCCCTGGGCGGCATCCTCGCGGGGGAGTCCTTCGCCCTCTCGCAAGCCTACTTCTACGGCTCCGTTGCCGGGAACCCGGCGCACCGGGTGGAACTGGTGGAAGGTCGCGCGCTGGACCTCGCCCATGACCTCGACGCCGGGGCCGTCGGGAAGGGCAGCAAGCCGCCCAAGGGGGGCGAGGCCGGCGGGCACGTCGCGCCGCTCCGGCGGCCGAAGGACGAGTCCCGCTCCGGCGTCGCGTTCCGCCTCGCCTGTGACCTCGCCCGCGATGGGAAGGGCGAGGCGGAATGGCGGGATCACCCCGACGTGGCCCCCTGGGCGGCCGAGAAGCCGGAACGCGAGGTGGCCCGGACCTGGGCGCGTGCCGCCGCCCGCGTCGAGCCGGAGCGCGCATGGCTGGCCACGCTGATGACGGTGGGCGAGGAGGAGAAGCGCCGAGCCGTGCCGTGCCTGGAGAATGCCGTTGTCACGCTGCGCCTGCACCCGGATTGGGCGGACGTGCTGGCGTTCGACGCCATGGCGCAGACGGTGGTGAAGCTGCGCCCGCTACCGACGCACGACGGGGACGGGCTGGACCGCGCGCCGTATGCCGTGCCGGAGCCGTGGGAGGAGGCGGATACCACGGCTGCGCGGCGGTGGATTCAGCGCATCCGTCTGATGGTCTCCCGGGAGGATATGCGGGAGGCCGTGGAGTTCGTCGCGCGGGATCACCGCTTCCACCCCGTGCGGGACTACCTCGACGGGCTACGGTGGGACGGCACGCCCCGCCTCGCAAACCTCATGCACGCGTACGCGGGCGCCAAGGCCGACCCGTATGCGCAGGGGATCGGCCGCATGTTCCTCATCTCACTGGTCGCGCGCGCCTATGAACCCGGCTGCGAGGTGCATCATATGCCCGCGCTGATCGGTGCCCAGGGGGCCGGAAAGTCCTCGTTCTGCAAGGCGCTGATGCCGCGCCGCGAGTGGTTCAGCGACACGCTCCCCCCGGTAGGAGAGGACTCCGTTCGCACGGCCATGGCGCTGCGCGGGAAATGGCTGATCGAGGTGGCGGAACTGGATGCGTTTCGCCGAACCGACTTCCGCACGCTGAAAGACTTCCTGACGCGCGCGGTGGAGGAGTTCACGCCGAAATATGGGCGCCAGCCCGTCAGGGAGCCGCGCGGCCTCGCCTTCATCGGCACAACAAACGAGTCGGAGTTCCTGAAGGACGACACGGGTAACCGGCGCTTCTGGCCGCTGGAGGTGGGCACACCCGACCTCGACGCCCTGCGGCGGGACCGCGATCAGTTATGGGCAGAGGCGGCCACCGCCTACCGCGCGGGCGAGGCGTGGCACCCGACGCGACGATGGCAGGAGATATATGCGACGCCCGCCCAGGAAGCCGCGCGGGAGGAGGTGGACGCCCGTATCCCGCTGGTGCGCGCGTGGCTGGACGGCGAGCGGTCGCAGTACGGGGAGGACGCCGAGCGGCGGGACCGGGTGACGGCCGCCCAGGTGTGGACGGAAGCCCTGGACGGCCGTGGAAGTCACTTCCCGCGCGCCGATCAGATGGCCGTGGCGAAGATGCTGAAGGCGCTGGGCTGGGAGAAGCGGAAGGTTCGCTACGGCGACAAGACGTTGTGGACCTACTTCCGGCCCGATCCGGCGGCGGACATCTGACATGCTGTGTTCCGACCTCGCCGGCTGTTCCTACCTAGTTCCGACCTACGTTGGAACGCGCAAAAGCCTTGTGGCGCGGGGCGTTTCTGCACCTGTTCCAACCGTTCCAACCTACTTCCTAGAGAGGACTCCCACACACAAGAATAAGGGGGAGCGATATGGGCGCGGGAGGGTCGCGGACGTGCCGGAGACCTTTCCGACCCGAGGTTGGAACATGGAACAGGGCAGCCAAAACCCTGTTAACGTTGGGAGTATCGCGTTCCAACAAGGTCGGAACGGCAGGCTGGAACACGCCGCGCCCTTGCTTGTGGGCGGGCATACCCCGCCCCCGGATGGGTCCTCCCCAGGGGGTGCCGGGGAGCGGGGGGCGCGGAGCCGCGTGATCTCCCTCCATGCAACCGAAAATCCATGCAGGCCGATTTCAGGCCCGTGGAGGCGCGTATGACCGCTACCCCCGCCAAGGCACCTCCGGAGCCCGTGGAGGCGTCCAGCGGCCTCCCTGGCGAGGTATCCGTGGATGTGCTGGCCGACCTGCTGGGCGTCTCGCCCCGAACCCTGGGAAAGTGGGTGGATGCCGGGATCATCCGGCGCTCCGCGCGTGGGCGCTTCCCGCTGCGGGAGTCGCTGCGCGCCGCGTTCGCCCATGCCCAGGCGCCGAAGGCCGCTCCCACTGGCGACAAGGCGCGGCTGCTGGCCGCCCAAGCCGAGAAGGTGGAACTGGCGAACGCGGCCAAGCGCGGCGAACTGGTGCCCAGGGTGACAGTAGCCCGCGAGTGGGCGGACATGCTGGGGCAGGTGCGCGCCTCCATGCTGGCGGTGCCCAGCCGCTTCCACGCGCGCCGGGGCAGCCTGACACCCGGAGATATCGCGGAGCTGGATCGAGTAATCCGGGATGCGCTGGAGGAGCAGGCCAATGATGGAATCTGACGCGCTCTGGCGCCCCGCCCTGGCCCGCCTCCGCGCCGATGCTCTGGGCGTGCTGCGCCCGCCGCCCCGGTTGCGGTTGTCGGAGTGGATGGAGTCCACGCTGAAGCTGCCGGATACCGTCAGCGCGATCCCCGGCCCCGTCCGGCTGTTCCCCTATCAGCGCGAGATCGCGGATGCCCTGACCGATCCGACGCTGGAGCGGGTGACGCTGGTGAAGTCCGTCCGGCTAGGCTTCACGACCCTGCTGTCCGGCCTTATCGCGCACCACGCGGCGAACGATCCCGCCCAGGTGCTCGCACTCCTCCCGACCGAGGCAGATTGCCGCAGGTATGTAGTTGACGATTTGGAGCCTCTGTTCGCGGCGTCGCCCAAGGTGGCCGGGCTGCTGTCGGCGGATGCTGCGGAGGGAGGTGGGCGGAACACGTTGCTGGCGAGGCGCTACCCCGGCGGATCGCTGAAAGTGGTCCCTGGGCGCGCTCCCCGCAATCTGCGGTCTCACAACGTGCGCGTCCTGCTGGTGGATGAGGCGGACGGGATCGAGGTGACGGCCGAGGGTGATCCTGTCCTGCTGGCCGAGCGGCGCACCCTCTCCTTCCCTGACCGGAAGATCATCATCGGCAGCACGCCGACCTTTGAGGCTACCTCTGTCGTGCTGCGGCAGTACGGTCAAAGCGACCGCCGCGTGTTTGAGGTGCCGTGCCCTCATTGCGGCGGCTTCACGGAAATCCTCTGGGAACACATCCGTTGGCCGGAATCGCAGCCCGAGAAGGCCGCGTTCGTCTGCCCGCATTGCGACCGCACGACGGAGGAGCGGCACAAGGCCGACATGGTGGAGGCGGCTCGCTGGCGGGCGACCGCGCCCGAGGTGCAGGGACACGCCGGCTTCAGGCTCAACGCGCTGATTTCGCCGCTGGCGAACGCGCGCTGGGGCATCCTGGCGAGGGAATTTCTAGCCGCAAAGCGCGGCGGCCCGGAGACGCTGCAACCGTTCGTGAACACCATCCTCGCGCAGGGATGGAGAGAGGACGCGGAGGAGATAGACGAGACCGACCTCGCGGCGCGCGTGGAGCCGTTCGGCCTCGACGCTATCCCGGCCGAGGTGCTGTTCATCACCTTGGGCGTTGACGTGCAGCCGGACCGCCTCGAATGCACCTTCCTGGGCTGGACCGCCGAAGGTGTGCCGCTGGTGCTGGCGCACTCCGTGATCTACGGCGACGTGCAGGCCGACACGACTTGGGCGGAACTGGATGACGCGCTAAAGACGACGTGGCCGCATCCGAACGGCGGGACGCTGCGGGTAGATTGCGCGCTGATCGACTCTGGCGACGGCAACACGACCGAGCGCGTGACGGCGTTCTGTAAGGCCCGCCGGCACCTGCGCGTCTTCGCGTGCAAAGGCGATGATGGAAACAGGCCGCCCGTCCAGGCGAGCAAGACACGCGGCACGTCGCTCATGATTGTCGGGGTAGATACGATCAAAGCCCAGCTTCTCGCCCGCGTTGCAGCGCGCAGCATCCGGTTCAGCGCCAGCCTAGAATCCGTGTGGTTCGAACAATTCACGGCCGAGCGGCGGCGCACCCGCTATACCCATGGGCGCCCCGTCCGCTATTTCGAGCGCGTCCCCGGCCGCAGGGCCGAGGCGCTGGATTGCGTGGTGTACGCGGTAGCTGCGCGCGGGCTGGTGCAGGCCGATCCAGCCCGGCGCGCGGAGGAATTGGCTAGTGCAGCCGCGCCGAAGCCCCTTCAGTCGTTCGAGACGATACGAAGCGACTGGATGAGTCGAGGACGGCGATGAGTTCATCATCCCAAGAGCCAGGGTCGAAGGCGATCAACCGCGTACCGTCTTTGTCCCACTCGACGCTCATCAGCTTGCGACCGCGGTTCACGTCCATGACCTGTGTACGCGCCCCGTTGTCACGGGTCCAAACGGTGATGATCCACTCGCCGGCACGGATGGTGCTGCGGTCCGGCTGCCCTTCAGGCCATTGGCTCACGTGTGTCTGTATCAGGCTTTGCACCTTGTCGCGGATGAGGGTGGCGCGCTCCAGGCGCGTCGGATTGATGCTGGGCATGATGCCGCCTTTTGGTCCGGATTGTGGGAGGGGTGCCGCCGGGCAGCGGTGAGGCTGTCCGGCGGCGTTCGCTTCCCGGGTTGGCCCAGGGCCGCTTCCAACAGCCAGGACCACCCCGACTTAAGGTCGTTCCTTTAGTCCGTCAATTGAATTGTTTCTCTCTAAACATCCTTGATTCTGGAAATCACTAAGACCATGTTGGTCATCGACCCCGCCCCGAGAGGATCGGCCGATGTCCGACGACAAGCTTCCCGCTCCGCTGTTCGCCCATCCGGAACCCGGCGGGCGCCTAACCCTGCCGTATGCCGCCCAGCTTATTGGCCTCGTGGTGCCGGATAGCACCGACCCGACGACGCAGCTTCGCCGCCACGTCGCAGAACGGCTGGTCCAGACTCGCTCCGGCCCCGGCGGCGCGAAAGGAATTTGGCTGGCCTGGAGCGACGTGCTGGCCGCCGCTGCCCTTCGCGTCGCTCGCGCGGCGGGCGCCGAGGCCGACGCGATCCAGGCCGCCTCCCGGGCCCTCTACGCCTGGGGGCCGGACCACCCCGCCTCGCGGCAGTCCCACCATCCGGTGACCCATGCGATCTTCGCAGCCAACGACGGGACGGAGTGGGTCCTTCACCTTAACCGTCGCGTTCATCCGCAGACGGCGGCACGACGAGTCGACGCATGCGCGTCGAGCGCGCTTGAACCCTTCCTTCCCGACGGCATCTCGGATGACGGATTCGAGGTGGAGTCCGTCCTCGCCGTTCGTCTGACGCCGCTGGCCCGCCGACTGAAGGCGCTGGCCGAGGCCGACACGACTGCGACCGAGCACTGATCCCATGCCCGTCCGCATCACCCGCATCGGCCCCGCCCCCTCAAGGCGCGTCGCCCGCGCCACTGGCACACGCCAGTGGGCGGATGACGGCTGGAACTACGCCGGGCCGCGTGCGGTTGGTGGCGCCTCAATCGAGGCGGCGGGCGGCCGTCGTGGCGGGGCGACGATCCATCACGCTCCCTCCGCGATGCTGGCGGGCGCGCAGGCCACCATGTGGAAGGCGCGGCACGCCTACTTCAATAACGGGTATATCCGTCGTGCTCTCGACGCCATCGTGACGGCCTGCTGCGGCGCTGGCCCGATGACGACGCCGCAGCATCCGGACGCCACTGTGCGGGCAGCCCTAAGTGCGCACTTCGGTCCCTGGGGGCTGCGCTGCGACGCCGATGGCGGGACTGACCTCGCCGGCCTCATCGCGGCCATCCTGCGCGACGCGCTGCGGGACGGCGACGTATTCGTTCACCTTATCCCGGTGCAGGACGGCCGCCGCCTGTTGCTGAGGATCGTGCCGTCTGAGGCCGTGGACTTCGCGGAGAGCCGTGCCCTGCCGAACGGTGGGCAGATCGTGGCCGGTGTGGAGTTCGACGCCAACGGCACCCGCGTCGCGTATTGGGTGCGCGAGCCCGATCCCTCCGCCTCCTTCGACTCCTACCGCCCCGCCCGCCGCATCCTCGCGACCGACCTACTGCACGTCCGTGAAATCCTGAGCGCTGGGCAGGTGCGCGGGCTGTCGCGGCTCGCAGCCGCGCTCGTGCGGGCCGGGGAACTGGATCAGTTGCAGGACGCCGCGCTGGTAGGCGTAAAGGTGAGCGCCATGCACCTGGGCGTGATCGTGGACCCGGCCGGCGCGGCCTCCGATCCCTTCGATGGACCAATCGCCCATGCTGAACCGGGCACCATGATTCGCCTTCCGGGCGGGCTTGACGTGCGGTGGAACGCCCCTGCGCAGGTGTCCCAGACCGCCGCTTTCATCGCGTCCGAGATTCGCGCTATCGCCACGGCTCTGGGCGTGCCCTCCTTCATCGTCTCGGGCGACCTTTCGGAGGCCAACTTCTCCTCCCTGCGCGCCGGCCTGCAAGCCTTCCGCGCTGAGATTGAGCGCCTGTTCTACACCATGTTGGTGCCGCAGTTGCTGCGTCCGATTTGGGAACGCTGGGTCACGCTATCCTTCCTCGCGGGCGACCTCGATGACCTGGGCGCGCCGGCGCTGGACGACCTTCTTCCGGCCGAGTTCCTGCCGCCCGCGCAACCGTGGATAGATCCGAAAGCCGACATCGCCGCGATCCGGGAAGCCATGGCCGCCGGCATCATGTCCCGCCGTCAGGCCGTAGCCTCGCAGGGCTGGAACATCGAGGCCCTGGACGCGGAGATCGCGGCCGACCGCGAGCGCGAACGGGCTCTTGGCATCGGCCCCTTCCCGATCCCGGCCAACGGCCAGCCCGCCGCCGAAGCGCCGGAAATAACTTCCGACGAATCGCCCGCCGACGATCAGGAGCCCGAGACGTGAGCCGCAGTTCCTTCACACGCCCCACCCGATTCGGCCGTCTCCGGCCCCTGCCGAAGGAGTTGTCTGGCACGGGCATGAGGCCGGACCTGAGCGAAGGGTATGGGCGAGGCATGGAAGCGGCCATGCCGCCATCCCGACATCTCCGGCGCGCCGCTGCGGCCCTGCGCCGCAAGGAAGAGGAGAGTCGCTAAATGCCCGAAATCTCGCGGATTCGATACATGGGCGACGCGAAGCCCGCACGCCGTGCGCTGCGGGGCGGAAAGCCTTCGATGCAGCCGGCCGGAAATAACTTCCGACTGCCGCATGAAGGCGCGCCGCAGTCCTCCCGCGCCCAGCGCCGGGCCGCACTGAAGATCAATCGCGAGGCCCGCCCATGAGCGAGACCCTGACCCGCGCCGCCGATCCCGGCATGCTGACGCGCCGCGCACCGGGACCGTCACTCCGTCCGGCCAGCATCAACGAGGCCGAGCGCACGGTTTTGGCCGTGCTCTCGTCGGGCGCGAGCGTGCAGCGCGGCGGCTATATCGAGCGCCTGAGCCTTGGTCCGGCCAATCTGGAACTGCCGCGATCCCTGCCCCTACTGGACAACCACAACGGGGCCAGCGTCCAGCATGTGATCGGTTCCGTGGACCAGATACGTCGCGAGACCGACGCCCAGGGAAGGCACACCATCGTTGGGCGGCTCCGGCTTGCTGACGACCACGCCTGGGGGCTGGTCAAGGACGGCCACCTGTCCGGCGTGAGTGTCGGATACGTCGTCATGACCTGGGCGGATTCGACCGAAGGCGGGCAGCGCGTCCGCACGGCCGGCCGTCTCGCCCTTCGCGAAGTCAGTCTCGTCATCGCGCCCGCCGACGACGGCGCGCGCATCCGTTCCACCCCCTCCCAGGAGTCTCGTACCATGCCGCCAGAAATCGAAGCCCTTGCCACGGAGCATGAAGCGCCCGCCGCCCAGCCGGGCGAGATGCAGACCCGCGCCGCCATCAATGCGGAAATCCGTAGCATTGCCCGTGCAGCAAATCTGGGCGCCGAGTTCGCGGACGCCCAGATTGACGCGGGGGCCACGGTGGAGCAGACGCGGGCTGCCGCGTTCGAGCACCTGACCCGCAGCGCGCAGCCGATCCGCACGCATGTGGGCGTGCAGCACGATGCCCCGGAACTGATCCACGCGCGGCAAGTGGAAGCCCTGGCGCATCGCAATGCGCCCGACCTCTGCCCGCTGTCCGATGCCGCCCGTCCCTATGCCGGGATGACGCTGGCCGGGATGGCGCGCGATGCCCTGGCGCGCAACGGGGAGCGCGGGCTTGGCAGCATGTCCGATGAGGCCGTCCTGATTCGGGCTCAACATACGGTGAGCGATTTCCCCGCCCTTCTGGATGGCGCTGGCGAGCACATCCTTTTGGCGTCCTACACGGCCGCCGCCTCGCCCGTCCGCACGACCCTGGCACGCCAGCGTCTCGCCCGCGACTTCCGCGCCATCTCCCTGCTGCGCCTAGATGGGCCGGGCACGCTTCAGCGCGTGACCGAGTCCGGCGAGATCAAGGCTGTTACGGCGGCCGAGGCGAAGGAAGGCTTCGCGCTGGAGACCTTCGCCGGCCTCTTCAACTTGAGCCGCAAGGCGCTGGTGAACGACGACCTGGGCGCCTTCGCGGATTGGCAGCGGCAGATGGGTAAGGCTGCGGCCGAGACCGAGGCCGCTACCATCGTCGGCCTGCTGACGGCGAATGCCGGCATGGGCGCCAAGCTGGGCGATGGGAAGACCCTCTTCCACGCCGATCACGGCAACCTGCTGACAGGTGATAGCCTCTCCGTTGAGGCCCTGACGGCCGCGCGGACAGCGATGCGCCGGCAACGCAATCCGAATAACACGCCGGCCAATGTCACGCCCCGGTTCCTGCTGGTCGCGCCTGAGCAGGAGACCGAGGCCGAGCAGGTGGTCGGCGCGCTGACCGCCACCACCACGGAGGCCGTCAATCCGTTCGGCGGCAAGCTGACCGTGCTGGTGGAGCCCCGGCTTCCGGCAGGCGCCTGGATGCTGTTCGCGGACCCGGCCACTTCGCCCGTCATCCAGTGCGGTTACCTGTCCAGCGCGCCGGGGCCGCAACTTGCCTCGCGTGACGGATGGGACGTGCTGGGCCGCAGCTTCCGCGTCGTCCTCGATTTCGGCTGCGGCGTGACCGACTTCCGGGGCGCCCAGCGTAATCCGGGCGACGCGATCTAAGGCGGCCGGACGATGGACGACCTCGCCCAACTGATCGCTTGGCGCGCGAAGCTGCTGAACCTCCGGATGGGCGGGGTCCGCGAGATCACGGATGCAGGTGGAGATCGGGTGCGGTTCGGCAGCGATGCCGAACTGGCTCGCGCCATTGCTTCCGTGGAGGCGGCCATCCTGCGAGCCGGCCGCGCCACCCCTCACACCATCATCTTCCGAACCTCGAAAGGACTCTGACCATGCGCAACTTCATCCAGCGTGGGGACACGCTGACCATCCCCGCTCCGGCCGACGTGCTGTCCGGTGGAGTCGTGCAAGTGGGCGTCATCGTCGGAGTGGCGAACGGCTCTGCCACCCAGGGCGCGCCCGTGGACGTGGATGTAACCGGAGTCTTCAGCCTGCCCAAGGTGGCGGCCGACGCCTTCGCCGTGGGTGATGCCGCCTACTACGCCAGCGGCACGAAGCTGGTCACGAAGACGGCCAGCGGAAACACGAAGCTGGGCGTCGCGACCGAGCCGGCGGGCTCAGGGGCGGCCGAAGTGGCCGTCAGGCTGTCCGGCGCTCTGTGACCGGCTGGAAGTAACTTCCGATGTCCCGCCGCGCCCAGCCCGGGGAGGCCGCGACACCCTCCCCGGCGGGCGCGGTGGGCGCCTTCGACGCCCTGCCCCCCGGCGTCCTACCCTTCGCCGTAAGCCGAACCCAGGCCGCCGCCCTGCTGGGCATTTCCCCTTCCTTCTTTGATACCCTTGTGACCGATGCGCGGATGCCCGCACCCTTCGAGATCGGGGGCCGGGTCCTCTGGGACCCCGAGGAACTACGCGCCGCCTTCCGTGCCATGCCTCGCCGGGGGCAACCTGCGCGCAGCAACACCTGGGACTGAGACCGTGGCGAAGATCGCGCTCCCCTATGTCCACCGCTTCCGGGATCGGCACGGCACGACCCGGTATTACTTCCGCCGCCCAGGCTATGCGCGGGCGACCATCCCCGGCCTGCCCGGCTCCCCAGAGTTCATGGCCGTGTATCAGGCCGCCCTTGCCGGCCAGCCGGTGCCCGTCGGCGCCCAGCGGACGGAGGCCGGGACAATGGAAGCGCTGATCCTCGCGTGGTACTCGTCCAGCGACTTCAAGCGTCTCGCGCCGGCCACCCAAGCCACCTATCGCGGGATCGCGGAACGTATCCGCGCGGATCACGGTGACAAGCTGGTGGGCGACCTCGACGCGCCCAGGCTGCGCCGCCTGCTAGATGGGAAGGCCGACAAACCGGCTGCCGCGAACAACCTCCTCCGCATCTTCAAGTACCTCATGCGCTACGCCGTAGAGCGCGGCTGGCGTAAGGATGACCCGACCCAGGGCGTGCGGAAGGTGCGCGCCAAGGTGAAGGGCTTCCATAGCTGGACCGAGGAGGAGATTGCCGCTTTCGAGGAGAAGTGGCCCCTAGGGACGCGCGCCCGGCTGGCCCTCGCCCTCCTCCTCTACACCGGCCAGCGGCGCGGAGATGTGGTCCGGATGGGCCGCCAGCATCTCCGGACGGTGGAGCGCGACGGCAAGGCACTGACGGTTCTGGACGTGGTGCAAAATAAGACGGGCGCCCGGCTGACGATCCCGGTCCACCCGGCGCTGACGGATGCCAAGGACGCCCACAAGTCCGGACATCTGACCTTCTTGACCGCCAGGGCGGGCAAGCCCTTCTCGCCGGAGGGCTTTTCCAACTGGTTCACGGCCTGCGCCCGTGACGCCGGACTGCCTGCCGGCTGTAGCCCCCACGGCCTTCGCAAGGCCGCTGCACGGCGGCTGGCCGAGGCCGGATGCACGGCGAACGAGATCGGCGCGATCACCGGCCACGCCACGCTGTCGGAGATCACGCGATACACGCGGGCTGCGGATCAGGTGCGGCTGGCCGCAACTGCCATGTCCAGGCTCAACAGAACGGCAGAGGCATGAAAGGATGAGAGGCAACCCCCTGGCCGGGGTTGCCTCTCTAAACACTAACCAACTGTAAGGACTGGAAAATGCAAACTCTGTGGCGGACCCGATACGATTCGAACGTACGACCTTTGCCTTCGGAGGGCAACGCTCTATCCAGCTGAGCTACGGGTCCTCGCCGGGCGCTCTTGTAGCCGCTCCGGCCGCCGGGGGGAACCCCCCGGCGGCAACCTGTTCAGGCCGCCAGCGGAACCGAGGCGGGCTCCGTCGCCATCGCCAGCGCCGCCTGCCGGGCATGATCCACCCGGCGGGTCCAGCCCCGCCCGAAGGTCGGGAAGGTGCTGAGGCCCCGATAGTAGGCCAGCCGCCCCTCGGCCAGCCGGCCGATCAGCTCCGCGCTCCGGCAGGCCCGCACCGCGGCCAGGGTGATCGGCCCCACCGATCCGTCCGGGGTAACCCCGACCGAGCGCTGAAGCAGGCGCAGGCTGCGGCCGGCCCCGGCATTCACCCCGAAATCGAAGACCATGAGGTCGATCCCGGCTGGCAAATCGGCGCAGCGCATCGGGGTCCAGTAGCGGGCCCGGTAGATTTCGCGCGCCTCCGCCCGGGTCAGGCTCCGGACATCCTCCTCCGTCACCTCCGCGTCCCGGAACTCCGAGAGGGTTCGGAGAGCGATGCCCATGTTGGTGGCGCCACCGGGGTCGGACGGGTGGTTCACGAAGCCACCCTCGGCCCGCAGCACCACCTTCAGGCAGGCTTCGAAGCGCTCCTCCCCGGAATCGGTGCCGGAAGGGGTGGCGAGGGAGACCGGCCGCAGCGCGGTCGTTCCGGCCTCACGCATCGGCGCGCCGTCCCGTAGCGTGGCCATCGCCGCCTGCGCCTGCTGCATCTGGGCCTGCTGCAGCCGCCCGACCATCGCGTCCTTGTCCCGCGAGGACTGGGAGGAGCCGATCCAGAAGTTCACCACGGCCGCGAAGGCCGCGCCCAGGGATCCCACGGTGATGTTGATGACGGAGGCCACCTGCGGGTCGAAGCGCGCCGCGCCTCCAGGCCCCGCATCGAGGGTGACGAGAAGGATCAGCACCGCGAAGAAGCCCAGCACCACCAGGCTGGAGACGGTGGCGGGGCCCCAGGCCAGGCGGCTGCCGCCCCGCAGCATCTCCGCCATGTTCGCCCGGGCCGATTGCGTGTCGGAGAGGGTGGCGCGCAACCTGTCCAACTCGGCATTCCGCTGCCCGGCCTCGCGCTCCGCCGAAAGGCGCTCCCCCTCCAAGGCGATCTCGGCGAGCCGGATGCGCAGCGCATTCGCCTTTTCGGGGTCGGCGGCCAGGGCGGCACGGGCGGCGGCGGGGTCCTCGGTGCCCGTGACCTGCCGGATCGCCTCGGTCACTGTCCCGGCCATGGTGCCGGCGCGGTCGCCGGCGATCAGTCGCACGATCTCCGGCGCGAGGGCGGCTGCGACCGCGATGAGGGGAAATGCCAC